ATTGCCCCCAGATATCGCCCTAGCAACGTTTGAGCGGTACTTCCGTGTGGAGGAGAATAAGAATACCAAAGAGCTTCAGATTGTTGGGTACTTTAACGGAAACGAGATACTCAGTAAACAACCTGATATGGTCGGCGAAATTGCGCCGGTAGAGGAGGCTATTGAACACATTATTGAACACTACCCTGCAAAGGACCGCATTATGGCGGCTGGGAAGAGCGGGAGCGGGGCTGGCGGGTGTAGGGGAAGTGATAATAGCGGTGATGAGCTCTCGAGGTTGCAAAAACAGTACCAAGAGGCGATGAGCCGTAATGATGGCCGGGCAGCAATTGCCCTGAAGAACAAAATTTTTGCGATGCAAACTTCACGTGGTGGCACGGTTTAGCCTATAAATTAGGGCAATGTGTAGCCACGTAGAGCACATGAGGAGATGGAAAGATGGCGAATACGAACAACGCGGCTACGATCTGGAATTGCCCTAATTACACTGGAGAATTGTTCCTAATTGGGGCCAACCAGACCCCATTCTTGAACATGATCGGCGGCCTGCAGGGTGGTGGGGTGAAGATGGTGAAGGACTTCCAATTCCCCCTCGCACAACCCTGGGCATTGGAGGCAGCTAGCCAGCCAGCAATCTCAGAGACCACATCCCTGACTGCCCCTAACCCCTGGACCTACGTACGGAGCCAGGACGTGAACACCTGCCAGATTTGGCAACGTCAGGTGAGCGTAAGTTACGCGAAACAAAGTGTGGTGGGGCAGGTGACGGCCGATGCAACCACCAAATTGGTAATGTTGGATCAGCAACCAGTGCAGAATGAGCTGGACTTCCAGATCCAAGCCCACATGCGGCAGATTGCCCTGGATGTGGACTACACATTCCTCAATGGTGCATACCAGCAATCGACGGCGGCCAACGTTGCCGCAAAGACCCGTGGTATAATCACCGCGTGCACCACCAACACGGTGGCAGCGGGTGCAGCCACATTGACAAAAGCCCTTGTTGATCAGCTCCTCCGCACCATGGCGGCCAACGGGGCCGAGTTCGTCAACCCCGTGGTGTTTGTGAATGCTTTTCAGAAACAGAAGCTCAGCGACATCTACGGTTATGCCCCCCAAGACCGGAATGTGGGTGGGTATAATATTAAACAGATCGAGACTGACTTTGCCCAATTGGGCATTGTTTGGGCCCCCAATGTACCGGCGGCAACCTTGCTAGTGGCTGACTTGGCATTCTGTGACCCGGTTTTCCTCCCCGTACCTAATAAAGGTGTGCTCTTCTACGAGCAATTGAGCAAAGTGGGAGCCAGTGAGGCAGGCCAAATCTACGGCCAAATCGGCCTGAATTACGGCCCTGAGGAGTATCATGGAACCATTACTGGCCTCGCAACCAGCTAATTTCATAGTAGTTTTCCTCTCGTAATAGTGTACCCACACATCAAAAGGAGCATAAAGGGCCATGGCAAGTAAGAAAAAAGCGGAACGGAGAAGACGGCTGGCTGCAAACCCGGACGTTAATCCGGAGCTGAGATGGTATTTAAGTTTCCTAAACTCTAAATCTGTTGTTTGGGGCACTACGACGAGCACGACAACGAGCACAACCTCGACGACTACCACGACTTAATTGAAGGTGGTAGAAGTTGCGGGGATAGAGAGAGGGGCTAAAAACCATGGCTAGTAGAAACAAGGCATCACGCCGGAGACGGCTGGCAAATAACCCAGGGGTTAACCCTGAGATGAGATGGTATTTGCAGCAATTGAACGCGAAGATGTCGTTATGGGGTACGACATCAAGCACCACCACAAGCACAACCTCCACTACCACTACCACTACCACGGCGGCGGCTACCACCACGACTACAACGACAACTGCTGCAGCCACCACGACTACCACTACCACGACTACCACTACCACGGCGGCGGCTACCACCACGACGACTACGACGACAGCGGCGGCTACGACAACCACGACTACCACCACGGCAGCGGCTACGACAACCACGACTACCACCACGGCAGCGGCTACGACAACGAGCACAACCACCTCACATGGTGGTGAGTAAAGGGGGGTAGTTAATAAACTAAGGAAAGGCTATTATGGAAGGCGATAATACCAAAAATAGGGCACCCTACCGTACGGCTGCAAAGCCGAGGGGGGTTATTGCGAAGAAACAGAAGGGGGTAGAGCAGGAGGAGATGCTGTACTTTACCAAAGTGAGGGGTTTGGCGACGGTGGTATGGGACGCGGAGGAGAATAGGACATTGGCAGAGTTTGACAAACAAGGGTTATACAGCACCAAGGACCGTAAAATAGCTAAACGGCTGATGGCCATGGGCTATAGACGGGTATTGGCTGAGCATATAACCGGGGTAGGGTTGATGCTGCCGGAGGACTATAAGGAGATGCGGGAGAGGAAACCGGGTAAAGGGTATACAGAGGGGGGGAAGAGTGTGCCGATGCAACTAATAGATATGGAGATGGCACCAGGGGAGGGGGTTGCAGATAGCCTTTTCGATCCAGATTTAAATGATATTTTTGGTAACCAGGAGGGGGGGCAGGGGGGTTAACAAGGACCATACCCCCTACCCCCCAACTCCTTTTATAGGGAGTTGAATGGAATGGCATACTGTGCAAATAGTGATTTGGTCAAGATACGGGCCAACATACTTAGTTTAGGTGTGACGGACTGGGCTGACCAAATTGCGGAGGCTGATAGCATAATTAACCGTGCCCTGGAGACACGGTGGTATAGGCAAGCCTGCAGGGAGTATGAGCTGGATTACCGGGAGTATCAATTCGATGCAACCTTGCTGCTTAATGCGGATACGCAATTGAAGCGGCTGGGGACCTATAAAACGTTGCAATTAGCCTATATTTACCTGGCCAATGAGACCCCGAACCCTGATGCATTTGAGCGCCAAGCCAAGAACTTTGAAAAGTTGTATAGCACGGAGTTAGCGGATGTGTTGGCGCAAGGGGTTGATTACGACTGGGATGAGAGTGGGGCATTGTATTACACTGAGAAACGGATGCCAAGCATGAGGAGGCTGAAGAGGGTTTAAGGTATGGATGGGACGGTTGAAATACAAGGTCTCCGTGCCCTCAGACTTAAACTAAGGAGGGCGGAGGAGGCCGTGGCCAGTAACCCTACATTGATGGGGCAAATTGGGGCCTACCTTATGTTTGCTATTAAAACCAGGACAGGGGAAGGGGAGGATGCACAAGGTAGGGACTTTAGGCCATACACGGATAGGTATGCCGAGTATAGGGCTAAGGCGGGGTTACCAACCTCCTGGGTAGATCTGTTCTTCACTGGTAGTATGATGTCCAGTATGACTTTCAAGGCAAGTAGTAAATCAGTACGGTTATTTTTTATGAATACAGAGGATAAAGAGGGAGTTAAAAACCCAGCAAAGGCATATTACAACCAGATGGATAGGGACTTCTTCAGCATCAGCGCTGATGAGGTGGAGGTAATAGAGAAAATGGTAAAAGAGTGGGTGGACCGCCACCTGGTTAGGGGTTAGAGGAATGGCGAGCAATAGTAGACGGGAGCAATTATTAGCCAAGGTAAAGACCACCCTAGAGGGGATTAGTGGGTTAACGGATGTGGTGAGGAAGCCACTAACTAGCATTACGGAGCTGAGGGCATTTAGTAGCCAACAGTTACCGATTGCCGTAGTGGTGGGTGGTTTGCCAGTACCCGAGGAGAAATTCAGTCAACGCACAAGGAAATTGGACCTGGTGCAGAGTACGCTGAGCGTAAACATTATTGTTTACGCCCTTGATAATGTTACGCCGGACACGACGATTAGTAGTTTAGCGGATGATGTTTGGGCGACATTCTACACTGACATAACCCTGGGGTTTGAGTGGGTGCTGGGGCTAAAAATTAACCCTGAGATGAGGACCTCGATAAATGACCCCTATATAGCTTTTGCTATGGAACTAGAAATCATGTATTTGCACGGTAAAGGAGGCATATAATGGCCACCCCCCATAGTGTTAATAACTACACCATCAGCAAGGGTGTCCTGAGCATCGCGGAGTGGAGCGGAGGGAGTATTGGTAGCTATAGCGATGTAGGGAATTGCCCTAGCATTGAGATTGAACCAACAATTGAGCGGCTGCCCCATTACTCGAGCCGTAGTGGGGCACGGGTAAAAGATGCCAACCCAGTGATATCCACCGAGTACATGGTACGGTTTGAGCTGGATGAGTTGGCAGCCACAAACCTAGCCAAGTTCTTCCTCGGCGACATAACGGGGGGTAACCTTATTTACGCCCTTCAGAACACCGAGAAGCAATATGCACTGAGGTTTGTGGAGGATAACCCAGCGGGCCCCAACAAACAGTATGACCTTTGGAAGGTGACGCTGGAGCCGGGTGGTGCCCTGCAATTAGTAGGGGACGGGACGGCATGGGCTGTGATGAGTATGCAGGGCGAGGGGCTGGCAGATACGGATAACCATGCCACGAGCCCTTATATTACAATTACGTATAACAGCACAACGACGACGACAAGTACCACAACCACCACGACGTCATAATAGGTGGTAGTAAGGTAATAGTAACAAGCATTTTGGGAGAGAAGGAGATGTAGGTATGCGTAAGAAGAAGGACTTAAAACTGGATGATCGGGAGATAACGGTCAAGGAGTTGACCGTGAGGGAAATATTAGAGGTTGGGAATGAATTAAGTGAGCAGGTAAAGGGGGAGGATTTTGGGTTGGACTTACTTAAGAAGGCCCTGGGTAAGCACTTTAGCAAAGCCATTGATGGGCTGTCGCTGGATAGTTTGCTGGAGCTGGCACCTAGCGAAATAGACCTTGTTTACAAAGCTTTTAAAGAGGTGAATAAGGTTTTTTTTGTGGTAGTGGACCAGATGGGGCTGGGGGAACTTCTGAAGACGCTAAAGGAGGCAGCGAAAAAAGACTTTTTAAACTTGCTTGCAGGTTAATTACCAGTGGGCATGTCAATTGCCTCGACTACGGTTACTCCTACTTTCTCATCGCTTATAACGAATACCTTACAATTCAACATGAGTCCCAACGGTTCCGGGCCCACAGTTACCGCGTAGCCCGGTTGGCTAGTGACCGGGAATTTGACAAGTATTTAAAAGGGGCCTAGCCATATTAGGGAAGGAGCTGAAGATGGCCAAAAGTAGTGAAGCATTGAAAATTATAGTGACCCTAAAGGACTTGGCCAGCCAGGGATTAAAGGGTTTGGAGAAGAACCTTGGGGGTTTGAGGAGCAAGATAAATAGTGCTAGCCAAGCTATGTTTAGCCTAAAGGGGTTGCTTTTGAGCGTCGGTGCCGGGGCATTGGCAAAAAGCTTCTTAGATGCGGCGAGTACGGCTGAGCAGTACCGTACCAGGTTAAACGTACTACTGAGGAGCCAGAAGGAGGGTAATAGGCTCTTTAAGGAAATGAGTGATTATGCCAGTACGGTGAGTTTTACGTACGAGGAGATTATGGGCAGTGCTACTAACTTAAGTGGTGTTATGAGGGGTGGGGTGGATGAAATAAAAAAGTGGATGCCCATGATTACGGACCTGGCTGCAGTGAGTGGCCTTAGTCTGCAGGAAACAACAATGCAGATAGTTAGGATGTACAGTGCTGGGGCGGCCTCGGCGGATCTATTCAGGGACCGAGGCATATCGGCAATGCTTGGCTTCACTGCAGGTGTGCATTACACGGCCGAGGATACTAGGAAGAGGTTAATAGAAGCATTTACGGACCCCCAGAGTAAGTTTAGGGGGGCTGCTATGAAGCTAGCCCATACCTGGAAGGGGATGGTTAGTATGATGTCGGATGCTTGGTTCCAGTTTAGGAATGCGGTAATGGAGAGTGGGGTGTATGACTGGATAAAAGCAGCTATGACTATACTGCTGAAGGCCATTGGAGACCTGAAGAAGGAGGGGGACTTGGGGAATTGGGCTGAGGCGATGGGGAAGACTGTAATTGGGGTGTTTGAGAAGATTGTGACGGCCGTGGGGTGGATTGGGGACGCAATGCAGGGGTTGGAGATGATATTTGAGGGGTTGAAGCTGAGTGCCAGTTGGCTGGCAAAAGCAGTGGTGATGGTGGCGCGGGGGGCTAATTGGTTACGGCCAAGTAGTAAAGAGGCCGACCAAATGGGGAAGAAGTTAAAGGAGATTGACTTTCAACTCTATAAGATACTCATGAACAGCGGTGAGTTGCATGATAAATGGGCTAAACAAGTACCAATACACGAGAAGACTAAGAAATTACTGAAGGAAATTGGGGACCTGGCTGCCAAGAACCGAAAGGAGTACGAGGAGGCGTTGAAACGGGACAAGGGGGGCGGATTGGGGGACAAGGACAAGGGTGGGGGCAAGGGTAAAGCCCTAACAGAGGCCCAGCAAATAAGGGGGGAGATGGTGCAGTTTGAGGAGGATATGCGGACCCAACAAGCCTTTTTAGATGCTGAGTTTAAAAAAGGCATAATTACTATTAAGGAATATTATAATGAGCGTAAGGCAAAGGCCAAGGAGGCTTTTGAGTACGAGTTGGAGCTGCAGAGGAAACTAATGGTGGCCATACCGGCAAACAAGCCAGCGGAGAGGCAACGGGTAGAGCTGGAAGTGTATAAGCTGGAACAGAGTTACGAGCGGGACATGTTGCAATTGGAGCTGGAGCGGGTAGATGCTGAGAAGGACCACCTTAAGAACATAAAGCAAAAGGTGAAGGAGATTGATAAGGAGTATGAGGCGACACGTAAAGCCCGGTTGAGTGCGGATAGGCTACTAGAGGGGGCAGTGTCGACGGCAAATATGAGCGGGGCAACAGGTATGCTAGCAAACATGGACCAGGAGATGGCAGAGCTGGAGGCGCGGCAAGCTAGTGAGCAGGAGAGGATGCTGGAGCTGAAGAAAAAAGGGTATGCGGATGAGCAGAAGTTGCATGATTTGCATAATGCCCAGATACTAGAGAAGGATAAACTATTAACCAAACAACGGGAACAATTGCTGCAGTACACCTTGGATAATACCCGGGCCATGTTGGGGAATGCCAGCAATGCATTTTTAGATTATTTTAAGGCTACGGGGGAGCGCCATAAAAAGCTGTTCCAGATGTATAAAGAGTTCGCCGTGGCGGAGACGATGATTAGCACGTACCAGAGCGCCCAGAAGGCATATAATAGTGTCGTGGAGATCCCCTATGTGGGGCAAGCCCTAGCCGTGGCGGCTGCGGCGGCCGCAATAGCCGCCGGTATGGCCCGTGTGGCCGTGATACGAAGCCAGAAGATGGCGATGGGGGGTTTGGTGCGGAAATTAGCCGAAGGGGGACAGGTGCCGGGACATAGCCCGACAGCCACAAGTGATAATATACCCATTGCGGCAACGGCCGGGGAGTATGTGCAGCCAGTTAAGACGGTACGGTACTATGGTGTGAAGGCCATGGAGGCCATTAGACGCCGGGCCGTGCCCCCAGAGGTGTTTGAGAGCTTTAACCGGGCTGGTTATGGGGTGCCAATGGGGCGAAGGTTGGCCATGGGAGGGGTGGTTAGTGGGGGGCCAAGTGGAGCTAGCC